CCAGACCACTTGAAGGCCGCGCCGCCAGGCGATGCCGTCGCGATGATGTCGACCAGGTAAGCGGCGTTGTACCCGGCCTCGACATAGTCGCCGCCTTCGAAGTCGCAGGCCACGTCAGCGGCCGCCGACCCGCTATCCGGATTGTCGACCGACAGCGTGCACTTGCCCGGCTCCAGGACCATCTTGACCGCCCGGCCGCGCTGACTGGAAATCAGCGACACCGCACGGACTGCCTCCAGCATCGGTTCCGGCGCGATGGTCGCCGTGCGCAGCTTGCCGGCATTCCTCAGCCAGTACAGCGACGGGATTACCCGCTGATAGTCGGGGAAGGTGCCGTCGATCAGCTTGGACGTCAGCGTCACTTCGCGGTCGGCATCGAACCATGTGAAGCGAATTCGGGTTTCCGTCAGGTCGACGTCGACGGCCTCCGGGCACGCCTTGCCCTTCAGCAGCTTGTGCAGCAGCGTGGCGGCCTTGCGCGGGATGATGACGCCCGCCAGCTCTTCGGCGCCGCTAGGCGCTGGCATTTCCTGCTTGTAGAGCCGGTGACCGTCCGTCGCGACGAAGCGGAGCTTGGCCGGGTGCGCATAGGACGGGTCGCCGTTGGCCTCGCGATGGGAGTGCAGGTAAATGCCGTTGAGGTAGTAGCGGGTTTCCTCGGTGGACATTGCCACCATCGTGCCGTCGATCGCGCGCCAGAGCTCGGCACCGGCGAGGCGGAACGCGCGATAGGCTCCGTTCGGCTTCTCCGTCGCCATGTCGACCGGGGATGGACCGGCGAGCTTCGGAAAATCGGCCGGGTGAATTGCCGGCAGCTTGTACTTCACGCGCTCGAAGTCGACCACGGCCGGGCCCGTGAACTTGTCATGTGCCTCGTACTTGGCAGTCGCGGCGACATGCTCGATTTCCGGCATGGTGAAGGCGACGAAGTCGGACGGCGTCGCCTTTTTCAGCAGGTCGCGCAGCGTGCCGGCCGGGAGCGTGACGTTGAACCGGTGATCCGCAGCGGCGGGTACGGCGACCTGCAGTGACAGGTCCAGGTCGGTGCCGGTGATGATGAGGTGAGTGCCGTCACCGCGCAACAGCGCATTCGCCAGCACCGGAACCGTGTTCCGCCCTTCCACGGCATTGTTGACGATCTCGAATGCCCGGGTGAGCGGCGCACGCTCGACCACGGCGGTTGCGGAATCGGCGAGTAGGACGGCGGCGTTATGATAGGTCATGGGTATGGACTCCTTTCCTGTTGCCACGATTGGCGGTTGTTGATGGATGAGGCCGGCTAGAGCCGGTCCACGTCTTCGTTGACGGAGCGAGCGGCTTCGAGATGGGCGAAATCCTCGGGATGAGACCGAGCCAGTTCGATTGCGAGGCCGTGCTTGGTGATAAGGCCGAGTGCTGTCCCGAGAGCGACTTTCAGTTCTGCAGCCTTCCAGATCGCGCCCTCGTGGCATTCAGTCACGGCGCCGAAGAGGTTGCCGAAAGCATCTCGATAGAGCTCCAGTGACTCGGCCTTGGTCTCGCCTTCCTCGCGTTCGGACCAGACCTGTTTCGCCATGCGGGCGCGAAGTATCCGCTCGGCATGGGTTCCGTCGCGGGCGCGGACGTAGTCGCCGAAGTCCCCCATGTCGGAATAGGAATTGCTCCAGCGGATGACGACGGAATAGGTGCGGAGCTTAGCCATTGGCGATGGCCTCCAGTTCGGCGCGGCTGGTGCGATACTCGACAGCCCGAACCGCACCACGCGCCGATGACAACGCGGCGCATGTTCGCTCCAGCGCACGGGGTGAGCCGGAGACCTTGAGGCAGTCGCGGGCGAGCCGGAGCGCGTCCACGGCCAGGCGAGCGGCTTGCTTAGGGTCGGCTGGCACTTGCTGGAATTCGAGGAGATCAGCCATTGGCCCGGCCCTCCGCCTTGGCAATGATCGCTTCGGCGGCATCAGCAGCCGCAACCCATTCGGGCACGTCCTCCAAGCCGCGCTCCGACAGGGTGTCGAGAACACTTCTCGCCTGCACCAGCAAGAGCTTGAGCGAGGTCAGCATATCCGGCGCGGCGTCGCGGACGGGATCGGCGACCTCGTGCACGTCCAGCGTCCACTTCCCCCACGACTCATCCGGATCATTGTCTGCAATGAGTTCGTGAGCCGTCGCCCAATCGCCCGGATAGGCCATAGGCTCGTCGGTCTCATCGTGAGTCGGCGCGTTGATCTCCCATTCGGCGCGCATCACCTCGTCAAGGTGCGCGAGCGCCGCGACTTCAGTCAGGAACACGTGTGGAATGCACGGGTCGCGCTCGTCAGGAATGCAGCTAGCAACGGTCCAGATTTTCAACGTTTCCTCCTATGGTTTCAGGTCGGGCAAGTACCCGACGGCGATCAGGGCAAGGGATGCGAGCACGATCAGCATCCCGGCGAATTCAGTTAGGGTGAGAAGCCAAGGCAGCAGGGCGCGGATCATGGGCGCGGCTCCGTCCAAGAGCCGGTGGCAATTTTCCGCGCGCGATACTCCGCCGCCGCTTGCAGCGCGCGAGCCTTGGCGTTCGGGCCTCGGAAGAATCCGACGCTGAACAGCATCGATCCGTTATTGTCGGTGACCACGCCATCGTATCGAACGCGTCGAGTGAGCGGGCACCGGCTCTTTTGCGCGGTGATCAGCATGGCGCTTCCTCCGCATAGTAGACGACCTGCACCACGTCATCGTCGGACGGCAGCAGCCCGCCCGCGTGGCGCAACAGGCCGTCAAGCGACGTTGAGGTTGTGTAGCCGCCGTGGCTGTCAATCTCCGTGCCGTCGTCGCGAAGCGCGACCAGGCACCAGGCATTGCGGTTACCGTGGCAGCGGCGAATCCGGTGGGTGTAAGCGGTCATGCTTCGCACTCCCGCTCGTCCATCGACCAGGCGCCAATCCGGTTGCCGTTGGCATCCCGAACTTGCCCGTCAAAGGCATCGCCGCGTTCGATCTTGCGGGCGATCTCGCGAAGGATGCGCGCGGCCTCGGTGGCCGGCGCGTCATCGAAAGCGGCATTGGTGGTGGAAAATTCGCAGCGGAACATTGCTCAGCCCTCCGCGTCGATCACGACCAGGACCGAAGCCGTTCCGGTGCCAGATTCCTTGAACGATCCGGCCGGCAGGTCGACCTTTTCGCCGCCGCGTCCGTCGAACCACGCGCGGAAATCCTGCGAGCGGCGATCGGATCGAAAGAACGGACCGGGCGACATGATGGCGACCAGGCGACCGCCGCTGCGAAGCATTCCGAAGGCGTGGCGGACGTGTTCGGCATCCTGCCCATTCTCAAAGGGCGGATTCATCAACACGCGGTCGAAGCGCGGCGCGGCTTTCACTTCCATGAAATCCGACCCGGCGAGCGTGTAGCCTTTGAGCGTCAGCACGTCGCGCAAGCTCGCGTGCCGTTCATAGGTCGTGAGCGTGGCATTCGGGAAGCGCTCGCGAACGGCGTCCAGAATGGCGCCGCTGCCGCCCTCGGGCTCCAGCACATCGCAGGAGCCGTCGGGAATGTCGGCGCGGTCTAACATCTGGTCGACCACGGCGCGCGGCGTCGGGAAGTAGCCGGGGATCTTCGCGAATTGGAGCGCTTGAACCTTGCTGCGGAGCTCGTCAGCCTTTGCATCCGCCTCGCTCCGGCCGCCGATCATCGCGAAGATTGCCCGCGTTGCCGGCGTGTCGCGGTACGGTTCGCCGGTGTCGCGGCCGGCATCGTAGTAGCCGCCGCTCCGGTCGATCTTCGTTGCGACCAGTTCGAACGCCGCAGCCTTCGTCCGGACGTCTGCGAGCTCGGCCGGCACGGTTCCGGCGTCATGGGCATCGGCTAGCGCTCGCAACGCTTTCTGCGCACGCTCTAGCCGGTAGCCGTCCAGGCGAGCCGAATCCGCTTCGCGCTGACGCTTCGGTGTGTTGGTGAGACGGTCGCGAAACTTGCCGTCAATCTCCGCCTGCATTCCATCGGCGAGGCTGCGCAGCTTGCCGGCGACATATCCGACACTGACGGAAGCGGCCGGCTTTGCCGTTTCCGACTTGCCGCCCTTCGGCCCGTCATCGTCGGGCGCATCGGTCGGATTGGCGAAAGTCTCCGCCGCTGCACGTTCCTTGAACGCGAAGCCGCCAGGCGTCCGGCCCCAGGGCTTCGAATACCAGCCGCCCAGCGCCTGCGCGAGGTCGCGGAGCCGTTCGAACTCGGCACGCTCGACGCGGTCGGGCATGATACAGATGAACATCTGAAAGCCCTTTTTCGTGTGGGTGTGTTCCTCGATCCGGATTCCGGCCGGCGAAACGGCTGCAGCGGTCTCAGCCTTCGTCGGCGCGGGCGCGGCAAGCGCCCATTCGGCCGTTGGCAACTGGCGCACGGGCTCGGACGAGTCATAGAAACGGCGCTTGGCGACGCGCCATCCGCTCGAATGGCGATAGCCGGCCTTGAGATAGTAGCCGCCGCCCATGCTCCACTTTTCCCGGTGCTCGGCAGACTCCGGCGCGTCGACCAGGTGGGCGGTCTCGGCGAAATTCGCTGCCGCCTTGCGCAGTTCCGGAAACAGGTCGCGGGTATGCTTGGAAAAGCCGAGAATGACGGCGCGACGCGTTGTCGAGCCGAAATAGTCGGTCATCGAGTCGGATTGGTCCTCGACCAATTCGGCCACGATGACGGCTTTCGCCCATGTCGGAATCTTGCCGCGCGCATCCGCTTCGAAGGCCTGCCGCGCTGCCTGCGCTGCCTCACGGTCGCGGGCAGCCTGTTGGCGCGCCTCTGTCCGCTTTGCTTCCGCGAGCTGCAGCCTGTCTGCCGCGTCAGCCGGGGATATACCCGGTATGCGTCGCTCGGCAGCCCAGGCGAGCCAGTCATTGACGATCGAGTCCGGGACGGTGGTGAGGTCGTGATTGTCGAACACAACGACGATGTCCGACCGGTTGCGCGTGAGGCCGGCACCGCCAATCGTGAACGATGATGTTGCGGCATCGATGCGGGCGACGTGGCCGATCTTCGCGCCGGCGGGTTGATAAACGGCCGCGCCGATTTCGATGGCGGCAGCGTCGGGCTTGGAAACGTGGTGCACTGCGGAGTTCCTTTCGGTCATAGGCAAGCCGGCGCGCTCACAGCGCGGCATCGGATGCCGGGTTGAATTCAGGGTGAGGCGCGGCGCTGACGCCGCGCCGGGGATCAGTCGCGCGTGACGGTCACGCCGTACTGACGCGCGAGCGCTTCGGCGGCTTTCTTGGCGCTCGCCTCTGTCCGCTTGAATTCTTCGGACAGGACGCGGCCAAAGTCGCGGCCGGGTGGCGGCGCCTGCCATGCGCGGACGCGCCAGGCGCGGCGGTGCGACCAGTAGGAATAGGAGACATCAACGCGCATGGTTCAGGCCTCCCCGGCTTGCGGCTGGACCGTCTCGACATAGGCGCGGTCCGCTTCGATACCGTCGGCATGGCTGCGGACGACATACAGCGCCGCGCCGATGCGGTTCAGGTTCAGCACAACCATCGGCCGGCCTTCCCGGTTGGCGGACATCTGCGCATCGGCGCGGATAGCGTTCAGGCTGCGCATCGGATCAGACTCCGCCCATGAAAGCGAAAGCGCGCTTCGCAGCAGTCGCCGCGCGGCGTTCATCCCGGATGCGGCTCCGCTTGGAGTCGCGGTGCTGACGGTCATGCTTTGTCATCGGTCTAACCTTTCCTGTTGCCACAATCGGCGGGTTCGGCACTGGCTGCCGTCGCTCCGGCTCACGGGGAGCCGGAGAAAGGGGAGTCAGGTGAGGGCGAGTCGGGCGGCACGGCAGAACTCCAGCTGGGCGCGAGCTCCGGCCTTGTCGCCGGCGCGGCGGAGCGCTTGAGCGGCCTCGATGTCTGCCACTACGCCTGCTCGGCGGAGTGCGGTCTTTCCAGGCGATCGGATGTAGCCGGACCGCGTCATGATCTCGCCAGGACCAAACAGCGACGATACGGCAGCAGCGGAGCGGGGTTCATGCGGTAGACCTTTCCTGTTGCCACTATTGGCAGGCACACAACAGCACGCCTGCGAAGTGCCGTCAATACGTTTTGTATTAGCCAATCGCGAATTTGTTGTGCCGATCGGTATCAGCACGCGCGCACGCACGAGGGATCGGCAACAGCAATGGTCATGCCAGCACCGCGCTAGCAGCTCCTCGACCACAACGACTCGCTTCCCGTCGGCGGCACGCTGCAGCCCGGCGCCAGGTCTATTGCTCGACCGTCATTGCTCGACGTGACCAGGTGCAAAGCCATGCCTTGCAACAGCTCGAGCATGCGCCGCGCGGCCTCGACGGCCGGCGCTCGAAGCGGCTCGAGGATCAGACCCCTACCGGGATCGCGGTCAAAAACCGGAGCGGAGCGTGAGGACCGGCGCGCGCATTGAAACTTTCTCGCGGTCAGAAAACACCCTTCTGAGATCAGCCAGAAAGGCGGCCTTGCGGTAATACGAAACGTATGCGATACGAATTGTATGACGATGCCAGACCCCAGCAACTTGATCCGCGCCGCCAAGGAAGTCGCCGCGGCGATCTCTTTCGACATGAACGGGGCCATGATCGGCGGCCAGTACATGGGCGGCAACGGCGGCCTGATCTCGATCGCGACGCTGCAGAAGGTCGACGAACTGCGGCGAGCGATTTCGGCAATCGAAGGGGAGACGCGTTGATGCTGTCGCAGCACGAGGTCACCTTCCGCCACTTCCACCTGTTCTGCGGCCTCGGCGGCGGCGCCAAGGGCTTCAACCGCGCGACGTCGCGCGTCGGTCCGCTGAAAGGCCGATGGGAATGTATCGGCGGCATCGACGTCGATCCGGCGTCTGTCCGCGACTTCACGCGCGCGGCCGGTGTGCCCGGCACCATGCGCGACCTGTTCAGCGAGGAACAGTACCGCGCCTTCCACGGCAAAGCGCCGCCTGCCGGCTGGCGCGAGGCAACGGCCGACGACATTCGCCGTGCCGCGCACGGGCAACGGCCGAACACCGTGTTCCTGTCGGCACCGTGCAAGGGGTTCAGCGGGCTCCTGCCCGAGAAGTCGTCGGCGACCGACAAGTACCAGGCCCTCAACGGACTGACGCTGCGCGGCGTCTGGCTGATGCTCGAGGCATGGAAGGACGATCCGCCCGAGTTGATCGTGTTCGAGAACGTGCCGCGGATCATGAACCGCGGCCGCCACCTGCTCGACCAGATCGTCGCGCTGCTGCGCGCCTATGGCTACGCAGTCGCCGAGACGACGCACGATTGCGGCGAGATCGGCGGCCTCGGCCAGAGCCGCAAGCGCTTCCTCCTGGTCGCGCGCCACGAGCAGAAGGTGCCGCCCTTCCTGTACGAGCCCGAGCGCCGTCGCCTGCGCGGCGTCGGCGAGATCCTGGAGGCGCTGCCGCTACCGGGCGACGCGGTAGGCGGGCCGATGCACCGCATGCCGGCGCTGCAGTGGAAGACATGGGTGCGTCTGGCCTTCGTCGAGGCCGGGTCGGACTGGCGGTCGCTGAACAAGCTGGCCGTCGAGGATGGTGTCCTGCGCGACTTCGGCATTCTGCCTGACACGACGTGGCACGATGGCGCGTTGGGGGTGCTGCGCTGGGATCAGCCGTCAGGCGTTGTGAAGGCCAAGGCTGAGGCGTCAACTGGACGTTTCGCGGTTGCAGACCCACGAGCGATCTCGTCCCGAGAAGGAACGGGATTTCTAGGGGTGAACGAATGGCAGAAGCCAACCGGCCTTGTTACCGGCAACGGTCGCCCCGGGGCAGGCAATTTCAGTGTCGCTGATCCGCGATTTGAGTCCGGCGGCAACGAATATTCGCAGTACGGCGTTCGGCGCTGGGCGGAACCTATGGGTGCCGTGATCAACGTCAAGTCGCCGGGGCAGGGCACGTTCGCCGTCTCCGATCCTCGCATGGATGGGAAGCCGCGCTTCAACAATGTGTTCCGGATCGTGCCGTGGGACGACGCGTCGCCTGCGGTCGCCGGTCCTGGCGGGCCTGCCGGCGGGCTTGCGGTCGCCGATCCGCGCCCGGCGCCCCGTGACGACTACAAACAGACCAAGTACCGGGTGACGGGCTACGACGAGCCCGCAGGCACGGTGATCGCCGCATCGACGACCGGCAATGGTGGCTTCGCTGTAGCGGATCCTCGCACCGGCTTCGGGCCGAATTCGCACCGCAACAAGCTGAAGGTCGTCGGCTACGAGGATCCTGCCGGCACGGTCACCGGCAGCGACCGCGTCGGGTCTGGTGCGTTGTCGGTGGCCGACCCTCGGCCGGTCGGCCTCAACGCCAGCCGCGAGCACTACCAGACCGGCGGGCACTACGGCGTCTTGCCCTGGGGCGAGGCGTCGGGCGCCGTGCCGGCGTTCGCTAAGTACGATCGCGGTCGCTGGGCCGTTGCTGATCCGCGTGCGCAGCCCGAGGAGCCGATCGCCGAGTTGCCGAAGCCGGAGGATCGTCTCGTCGCCGTGATCCGTGCTCTCGACGGCACCTGGCACCGGCCGTTCACGACGCTCGAGCTCGCCGCGCTGCAGAGCCTAGTCCATCCCGACGAGATTGGTCCCGGCTTCGCGCTCGACGGCCAGTCCGACTCGGCGTGGCGCGAGCGGATCGGCAACGCCGTGCCGCCTGACGCGGCCGAGGCGATCGCCGGCGTGATGGGGACGACGCTGCTGCTCGCGATGACGGGCGAGACGTTCATGCTCAGCAGCCAGCCGATCTGGGTTCGCGACATCGCGATAGGGCTGTCGGTCGATCACTCGCCGAACGCAGGTATTGACGACCTGATCTGAGCGATGTGCCGAACTCACCATTCGGCGCGAGCAAATGTGAACCTTGCCCAGATCGTAGCCGACTATGAGAAGTGGCGTTAGAAACCAGATGCAACCTTGTTCCTCAAGGGGAACAAGGTGTCGGATGTCGAGTGACGATGCTCGCGACCCCAATGGGTCAGCACGATGGGTACATCAAACTACCTTGGAATTCACAGCGAACGTCGGCTGTGCGACGCTCAAGGAGATGTCCATCGGTCTCCACCGATCGAATCGGTCGCTCGCAACCGGCGCATAGTGCTGTCGTCCGAATTCCGCGGCGCAATCTGGGTCCTACACAAGGAGAAAGTTATGTCGAGATGGGTCACGCTGACGAAAAAGAGCGATCAGGCAGTCGTTGCCATAAATTTGGACCAAGCGTCATACTTGATGCCCCTTCCCAATGCGACCCGCGTATACTTTGCTGGAACAGAGGAAGACTTCACGGATGTCCGCGAGTCTATTCAAGAAATACTGGATAGGCCGCCACAGTGAACGTGTCTGCGAGGGACACTTGCTGACCGCCCGGGAGCAATACGTACGGACCCGTGATCGGCTCACCCGCTGAAAGGGTGCGGCCTCGTGAACGATGTTTCCGAATTGTTTTCAATCTGTTGACGTTCACAACAGATCCCTCTGACTTCGCACATCGTTCACCCACGCTTGACAGTCGCAAATTTTGAGGCATGCTCCGCCGCATTCGGGCCATTGCGCCCACTTCCCAGACATCGACATCCCTGCGCCTCCACCCCTGATGCCGGCTATGGGGAACAATGCTTCTTGCTCACGGTTCGGAACCGTCTCAGGTGGGGACTGCGACGCCGTTCGGGTTGGGGGCGTCGTGGTGTTTTCTGGATAAGCAGGGGCGCCGGTGACGATCCCATCGTTTCGACGATCATCGGCGCCGAAGCTGGGCGCCGGCGACGGCGAAAGGGTCCGAAAGCGGGAGGCTTACCGCGGCAGCCGACAGAGCCGGGGCTACGACGCGGAATGGGTGCACCTCCGCGACGACTACTTGCGGAGCGTCAGAGGTCGGTGCGAGGAGTGCCGGCGCCGGGGCTATCTGAGCCTGGCGCATGAGGTCGACCACATCATCCCGATCAAGGATGAGCCCAGCCTTCGGTTAGAGTGGTCGAACCTCCAGGCTCTCTGCCGCGTCCACCACAGAGGGTGGAAGGCTCGGATCGAGGACTACGCCCGCAAGACCGGCGCGATCTCGATGCTGCCGCAGTGGTGTCGCTTCCCGGAGACGCGGCCAGCCGCTTTCGCCATCATGAAACGCGGTCCGCTCGCGGAGCTGTTCGATGCGGAGCAAGGAGAAGGCGGAGGCGCTGCCGGCTGAGGGTGGTGCGTTGCACTACCTGCCGACGTTCCGGGAAATCCCGGAACCCAACATCCCGCTGCTGGTCGCCGGCCGAAAGGTCTACGACGAGTGGTGCCGGACGCTGATCCGGGCCAGCCTACTGACGCTGAAGACTCGTGAATATGTCGAGATGCTTGCCATCGCGACAGACGACATCGCCTTCGCGATCGAGAAGGGCAAGCGGCCGTCGCGACAGGCGATGGAAGCCAAGCGCGCCGCGATGATGAAGCTCGAGAAGTTGGATGCGAACACCACGATCGCCACGCCGGGCGGCGGTGACTCGCCTTACCAGCACTTCGGGTTCGCGAGACGAGCTCGACAGAGGGCGCACGGTTAAGTTCGAAGGGAAGGAGTACCCTGACTACGTCTCGATCGGCGTCGCTTACGCCGAACTGGTTGCACTGGAGAAGATCCCGGCCTGCAGACTGCTGATCCTCGCCGCCCGCCGCTTCCTCCGCATGTACGAGGAGGCCAAGGGCGGGCAAGGTGACATTTACTGGTCGGCCGAGCATGCCGTCGAGCCCTGCGCGTTCATCGAGACGCTGGTGCACGTCAAAGGCGTGCTGGCGAAGACGAAGATCCGACTCGAGGCATGGCAGATCTGGATCATCATTGCGATCTACGGGTTCCGGTGGCGCGATACCGGTGACCGGGTCGTTACAGACGCCATCCTCGAGATCACACGCAAGCAGGGCAAGTCGCTGGTTGCCGCGGGGCTCTCGCTCTACGAGCTCGGTCCGAACGCCTACATCGGCGACGACCTCTACATCATCGCTCCGACCGCCGACCTGGCGAAGAAGGTCTTGGAGCCGATGTCGAAGATGGTCGAGTTCAACCCGTCGCTGAAGGAGCACTACGGTATCCGGTGCCTGGCGGACCGGATCGATGTTTCCGAGACCGAAAGCTACGCGGTGATCTTGTCATCATCGGGCAAGAAGCAGGACGGCCACGATCCAAAGGTCGTGGTCGCCGACGAGTTCCACTCCCTGCCGGCGTCGATCTACAACGTCATGAAGTCGTCACAGGGTGCCCGGCCAGAAAGCCTGTTCCTGAAGATTGGCTCGGCTGGATACAACGCATTCGGCGTCGGATGGGACGAGCGGTGCCTCGCGATCGAGGTGCTGGAGGGCAAGCGGAACCGGCCCGAGTTGTTCGCCGCGATCTGGACGATCGACCCTACCGACTTCGGGCAGTGGCGCAACGAGCGGGTCATACGGAAGTGCAATCCGAACTACGGGATCTCGACGCCGAAGCGGAAGGTGCTTCAGGAAATCGAGGCGATCTACACCAACCCGCGGAACAAGAACGAGACCCTGCGGACCCGGTTCAATGTGTGGGGACTAGGCGAGTCCAAGCTGATCGGCCGCGACTCCTGGGATGTCTGTGCCATCCCCGGGCTGAAGCTTTCGAATTTCGCCGGTGATCGCTGCTGGGCGGGGGTCGACTGCGCGACCCGCAACGACATGGTCTGCTGGGTCGCGGAATTCGAGCTGGATGACGTCGTCGTCTTCTTCGCCAAGCACTATGTCCCCGAGCAAGGGCTCTGGAGAGAGGACGAAGAGGTCGCCCCGATCTACGAGGCCTGGCATGAGCAGGGCTGGCTGACGTTCACGCCGGGGTCGTTCCATACCTACGTCGAACTCGAGCGGGATTTGCTCGACCTGACCGAAGCCTTCGACGTCGCCCTGATCGCCGTCGACGACCGTGAAGCCAACGCTCTGATGGGCGCGCTCACCAAGCAGGGGAAGCCGGTCGTGGCATTCAGGAAGAATGCGCCGAACTATTCGGAGCCGACCAAGGACATCGTTGCCAGAGCAGTGGGCAAAACCAAGGGCCTCGCGCACAACGGCAACCCGGTCTTGGCCTGGAATGTCGAGAACACGATAGGCGGCCAGAACACGGCGGAACTGATCCTGCCTAAGAAGGTCAGCGAGCATTCCAACATGAAGATCGACGGGTTCGACGGGATGTGCATGGCGCATGCCTGTTATCTCGAACAGGTCGAATTGAAGGATGTCCATGTCCCGCAGCCCATGGCGACGCGCGGCATGAGGATCGTGGGCGACACCAATGGTTGAAACCAAGGGGTCCAAGAAGAAGTCGGAAGGGCTGCGCGTCCGCAGTTCCGACACCGGCCCCTGGACTACGGTCGAACTCGGCGATCGCTTCTCGAAGGGGCTCTATGTATTCGGCACCAAGCAGCAGTTGTTCACGCTGTCGGTCAGCCTTCTGTGCATCGACGTCCTGATGCAGGATGTGTCCAAGACGCCGATCGAGCTCCGGGAGCGTGTGGACGGCGGTGACGTCGTCGTCACGGACCATCCAGTCGCCGATCTGCTGAGGGAGCCGTCCGCCTATTATGGACCGCGTGAATTCCTCCGGATGCTGACTGGTCATCTCGCCACGGCATCGGAGCACTTCGTTGCGATCCGGCGCGACAACAGCGGGGTCGGTGGCGGTGTCCCGGTCGAAATGCAGGGCATCCCGAAGCGAGCGACTGAGGTTCGTGTTGATCCGGCAACCCGCCGGTACAGCTACCGGTTCTCGGCATCATCGCTACACGAGCAGGCGCAGTTCGGCTGGGCCACAGGCGGCATGACCGATGCTGATGTCGCCCATCTCCGGAAGCGGAGCCTGAACGGGGTCGACGCGCTCGCCACCAGCCATCTGATGCGGTCGACCCTGGAACTGTTGGAGAACATGCAAGGCTTCCAGAGCGGCATCTTCGCCAATGGCGGCATGCCGATCATGGCTTTTGCCTTCCCAGAGGGGCTGACCGATGAACAGTTCGCGCGGCTGAACGCGGACCTGGTGCGCGCAGCCGACAAAGCGCGGCGTGAGGGTCGCCCTTTCATTCTGGAAGGCGCGGGCGGCGAAGTTCCAAAGGTCGAGAAGATCTCGCTCTCGTCGGTCGACGCCGAATTCGTGAAGGCGCATGCCGCGGCGGGATTGGAGGCGACGCGATACTTCCGGGTTCCGCCGCACAAGGTCTACCTGCTGGAAACCATCAAATACGACAACCTTGCCGCGGAAGAGCGCCGCTACGTCGACGAAGCGCTCGGGCCGATCTTTGATGTGATCGAGGAATCGTTGGAGCGCGTGCTGCTGTCCCGGAAGGATCGCGCCAAGTACTTCCTGCGCTTCGATCGCGAGAAGGCCTACTCCTCCGATCCCGAAACACGCCAGAAGGTGATCGAGTCCCGATGGAAGAACGGGATGATCGCCTACGACGAGATGCGCCGCGCCATCGGTCAGAACGCGAAGGGTGGCGATGTCGGCAAGCGCCGCATGTTCTCGGGCAACTTCGTGCTCGTCGACGAAGACGACAACGTCATCCTGAAGGCCGGCGGCAATGCGCCTGGTCAGGAGGGCGAAAACGACAAGACCGCGGCGAAGGACGCACCCTCGCTTCGACTGGTCAAGAGCTGAGAGGAATTCCCATGCCGCAGCCCGTTAAGGTCAGCCTGGATGAACTGATCTCGTCCCGGAAGGACATCAGTGATGAAGACGGCGTCCTCTACAAGGCGCATGTCGGTCCGCGGACTTGGAATGACGAAGAGCGCTCCGCTGTCTTCGTGATGTCGGCCGAAACCGAGGACAGCTATGGCGACATCGTCATGCAGGCCGGCATCGATTTGAAGGCCAGATTCGCCACGAACCCGGTAGCACTGTTCGGCCACCGCTCATGGGATATGCCGATTGGCGACTGGCACGACATCAAGATGGTGCGGTCGTCGCCGAAGCGGACAGAGGGCAAGCTGAAGTTCTCGGATGAGGGCACCGATGACGTCGCCGACCGCGTCGCCCGCAACGTGAAGGCCGGCAAACTGCGGGCCTCTTCGATCGGGTTCATGCCGAAGTCGTTCGAACGGATCATCGATGACGAAGGCAAGTGGACCTACGGCTACAAGTTCCACGAGGTCGAGCTCTACGAGTGCTCAGTGGTGACCATACCGGCGGTGCGGGAGGCTCTGGTCAAGGGCATCGGCGGGAAGGGCGAGGACATCGTCTCGCCGGAGGTGATCGAGGAGTTTCTTGAACATCTGAGAGCGAATCCCGGGCTCGCGAAGATGATCGACAAGGGCCTCTACGAGGGGGTCTACCGCGAGATCACCGGCAACAAGACGGCGATGCTCATCGACACCAGGGTTGGTCTGGAGAAGGCCGATCTCGACCGTCTCGACGCGATTGTGGCCCGGATGGAGAGGACTGCAGTCGCGCTCGCAGACCTGGAGGATGTCGCGGACGCCAACGACTCCCTCGACGAAATCGCCAAGGCGCTGGAGACCTCCGTTTTCAAGACAATCGAGGACTTCGAGCCCAAGGTTGCCGAGGTCGCCGAACCCGAGCGCAAGAATGCGCTGACCAAGCTTCTCGATGGCGTCCGGTCGATCTTCAAGGCGCCGGAGCCACCTCAGCCGGTCGTTCCCACCTTGGCTGATCCAGAAATCCAGAAGGCTCTGCGCGCGCAGGCCGACGAGATCGCGGCGAAGTATCCCGACGCCGCGTAAGCGATCGGGTACGTCCCGATTAACCGGTCCGCGAGGATCACAACCGACCCGCCCTCCGAGGCGGGTTTTTCTTTGAGCGAAAGGATCGAGAAATGAATCTCGAACAGCTCCGGAAGGCCCTCGCGGATCTGGTGAAGGGCCTGGATGCACTGAAGTCGAAGGCGTTCGGCGAGAACGCTACCAAGGACGACACCGACGCCCTGCAGAAGGCGCTCGACGACATCAAGGCTCTTGAGGCGAAGATCAAGCTCGCCGAGGACGCCGAGGACACGATCAAGCGCAACTCGCGCCCGGCCAACGATCCCGTGGATCCGACGGTCAAGCAGGACGCGCCGACGGAAACCGCCCAGAAGGTCGGCCTCGTCATGGCCGGCATGATCAAGGCCTATCGTGAGAACGGCCTCAAGGGCTCCAAGGCGGCTCTGGTCGGCCTGCGCGATCTCGGTCACGAGGCGCTGGCGGACGAACTCAGCATCGCTCAGCGCGCCCTGAACTCGGTCAACGGCGCCCAGGGCGGGGTCACCATCGGCGAGAAATTTGCGCCGGACCTGATCCCGCTGCTTTACCCGATGTCGTCTTTCATGGCCGGCGGCCCGAGCGAGATCCCGATGCCGGGGGGCAACTACCGCCAGGCAGGTGGAGCCGCTGGTGCCACGGCATCGTATCGTGGCGAGGGTCAGGACATCGCCGTCAGCCAGCCGACCTTCCGTGATATCCGGATGACCGCGCACCTGCTCGCGGGCATGGTGCCGATCACCAACCAGCTCATCAGCTACTCCCTGGGGGCGGCTGAACGCTTCGCGCGCACCGATCTCGCCTCGGCGATGTCGACGAAGATGGACACCGTGTCCTACCTCGGCCTCGGCATCAACGATGACCCGCTCGGCATCTTCAATCTGCCGGGCACCTATTCCACGGCCGCGACGAACTCGACCACGCCGACCGTGGCACAGGTGGACAGCGACGCCCGCAAGCTGCTCAACCGCTTCGTCCGGTATCCGATGCTGCTGAATGGCCTCGAATGGCGCATGTCGGTCCGCACGATCGGCTACCTCCAGGATCTCCGCGACGGCAACGGGAACTTCATCTACCCGAATCTTCAGGGCAATTCGCCGACCTTCAAAGGCTACCCGGTGCGTGTCGCCGGCACCTTCCCGGAGAACCTCGGCGGCGGCACTAACGAGACCTACCTCGCGCTCGTTGCCTTCGGCCACATCCTCTACGGCCAGGCGAAGGGTCTCGAGCTGGCGATCTCCGACGAGGCATCCATCGCCGCCGGCCAGAACGGCGCCTTGGTATCCATGTTCTCGACGGACAGCACCGCGATCCGCGCCACGATGGAGCACGACTTCTCCTCGCGCTACGTCGAGGCGGTCGCCCTGCTCACCGCCGTGAAGTGGGGCGCCTGATCCCCATCCATGAAGCTGCGGCGGCCCGTCATGGGCCGCCCCAGCATCCTTCAGAGCGCCAGAGCATGGCCTTCTGACGGACGCTGGGTCCGCGATTCGAAGGAGACACCTGATGCAGACCAACCAGTACGGACTTGTCGCGGGCAAGATCCTGCGCAGCTTCGACATCTACAAGGGCGGCACGCTCGCTGGCTTTGAGCCTGCGGTCGCCGCGCGACTGATCGCCAAAGGGCTCTTCAAACCCACCAGCGCCGAGAACGAAGTGATCGCGAAGGCCGACATCGTCGAGAAGGCGGTCGTGGTGGAAGGCGAGGGCAACGAACTGCTCATCGGGTTGGAGAGCGGCACGCTCAAGATCCCGCTGAACTGGCGCGACCAGCATCACACCAAGAAGAAGGCCTGGGCCGCGCAGATCAGCGGCTCGGACGTCAAGGGCGTCCCCGAGGCTGATGAGATCATCGCGGAAGCGGTGAAGGACCAGGAGGCCGCGCTCGACCAGACCTGAGCGCGATCTCCTTCACTACCCCTGAAACCTGAACGAAAGGAGCGGGCTCAATGAACCGCGCAGACATCCAGAATGGCGGCTTCAATGCCAGAGCCGCTCACGGTTCCTACGGTACTGCCACCGCCGGCGGTACAGGCGACAACACCGAGGTCGACGGTCCCTATGTCGACCGCTTCGATGCCAGTTCCGGCATGGCGATGTCCGCCAAGCTCGTCATCGGCTATCGGGCGACCCTCGCCGCGGCCGCGACGCTCTCGCTCACCGCCAACATCCAGGACGACGCTGACGGCGCCAACGCAGGTGTCGACTATGGCCCCGCCTACGCCAAGACCGTGGTGGCGACCGGTGGCGGCGGCGGTACGACCGAGGTGGGAAAGATCGAACTCGACTTCGATCTGGCCGCGGCGGAGCGCTACCTCCGGACGCAGATCACGCCGGACCTGTCGGCGGCCAACACCGACACCTGCCAGGTCTGGGCGACCTGGATCTTCTTCGGCGCCCAGAAGGGGCCGATGTCCAAGACCGTGGTCTGATGATCACGAACCGTCGTGGGGCCGGCATAGCACCGGCCCCTGACACTCGCACCGCGCGGTATCTCGACCGCATGGTACGGCCCTCCGACCTGACGGATCGCGCGAATGGACCTCACCGTGACCGCCGCCCCGACGTCGACGTCGGTCGACAGCGCGCTGGTGAAGGCAAACAAGCGGATTCGTCACGCAAGTGAGGATGCCCTGATCGAATTCTGGTGCGCGGCTGCCGATCGGTACATCGAGCGGAAGACCAATCGAGCATTGATGGCGCAGACACTCACCCTGCGGCTTCCACGGGTGCTGCGCATAGTCCAGTTGCCGCGACCGCCCCTCATTGAGGTGACCTCAATCAAGTACACCTTGGAGGGCGCCTCTGAGATTGTAGTGGACATGCAGGAGATCGTGGTGACCAGCGAGGCCATGCTGCCGCTGGTCGAGATCCCGGTACTCGCCGATGTCCTCGACGAAGGTGCCGACGGCACAATGGAGATCACTTACCGTGCCGGCTACACGACGCCGAGCGCCGTCCCCGCTGATGTACGACAAGCCGCCCTTCTGCTGGCAAGTCACTGGCTGACGAGCCGCGAGGCGGCCTTCATGGATACCCGACTGATGCAGGTCGAGAAGAAGATTCCGTTTGGCGTGGACGAGATACTCGCTTCGTTCAGGGTGCCGAACACCAACGAAGCCATCAACGGCGGGTACTGATGCTCCCGTCGCAGCGCCTTTCGAACCTGGTGCTGATCCAGTCCAAGGTCGAAACCGACGGCGCATGGAACCCGGCGGTCGAGTGGGTCGAAAACCGGCGTGTCTGGGTGTCAGTGGACCCGAAACGCGGTCGAGAAATCTTCACGGCCGGCGAGAAGGAGGCTGTGGTTACGCACACGATCCGCGGGGACTTTCTCGAGCTCGAGGGCGTCAACGAGACAATGCGGATCGTTCTCGCCGATACCCACATCTACGATCCGGTCCCGGCCAACGCTCTGGTCTTCGACATCCTCGCCGTGCTGCCGAATTACGACGGCCGCGACGACACCATGATCCAGGCCGCGCTTCTGAACCGCCGGCACGGCACGCTGCCTGCCGACATCCCGCAATAGTCGAGAAAGGACTGCACCATGGCAACGATTACCCCCATCAAGCCGTCGATCGCAGGCGCCACCGTGACCCGCGTTGCCACCGCCCCGGCCGGCGACCAGATCGTATGGGAGGGCGACGACATCCTTCTCCATTTCGAGAACGGGCATGCCTCCCCGGTGACCGTCAATCTCGTGCCGGTGCAGAGCACGACCGAGGTACCCGGCGTCGGCCCGGTCACCAACCCCAACAGATCACTCGCGATCGCGGCGGGTGCGGAGGGCGTCTTTTTCATCCCGCGCCATCAGGCGAACGCTTACGTGAACTCCTCGCGCCGGATCCCGGTGACCTACACCGACGGTCATGCATCCCTCACCGTGATGGCGGCGCGCGTCTGACGCCATGGCGTCGCGGGTCACCGGTTTCAGGGAGACCGCGCGCGCAATCCGACGCGTTGGCCGCTATCCGGTCCAGGGCGTCGGTCCAGCCAGCCGCAAGGCGCTGTCCCCTATGCTTCGACAGTCCAAGGCGAACCTGAAGTCGAACGACAGCTACAAGCGTGGGGTGCTGTCGCGATCGATGGCGATCCGAAGGCTGAAGGCGACCACTGCATTGTCGCAGTGGGTGCTTGCCGCCACCGGTCGCGGCATCGGGATCGCCCATCTGGTCGAGGCCGGTACGCGACCGCATTGGCAGCCGAGGCGCGGCGTCATGCACCCAGGCGCCAAGGCGAAGCCGTTCTTGGAACCGGCATACTTCGCACATGGTGATGACGCCATTCGCATCTTCGGCAAGGCGCTCGGCATCGGCATGGTCTCCTACGCCCAGACCGTAGCCTATCGGGGTCGTTGATGAAGATCCTTTCCGCGATCAAGACCCGGCTGAAAGGGTCGACTGAGGTCGCAGCATTGGCGACGGGCGGCATCTACCTGACCGTGGTCAGTCAGAGCAGCAATCGTCCTTCGATCCTGCTCGAGCTTGTCGAGAGCGGGCAGGATTACTCGCACCAGGGCCCGGTAGGACTGATCGACGCCCATGTGAGGGTGACAGCCCGTGCCGACACCGATGAAGCCGCCGCCCGCCTCGGGGACGCTGTCAGCGGCGTGCTCCGAAACTTCGTCGGGGTAGAGGAGGGCTGCGTTGTGCAGCTCTGCGCGCAGTTCAACTCCGCCAGCGGGTACGAACCGCAGGCCAAGGTGTTTACTTACCTGACCGAGTACACGGTCCATTACTCGAGGCGCCCATGACCGAGAAGCAGAGCAAAGCGCGGCGCGCGGCAATAGCGGATGTTGCTCCATCACCGCCGGCCTCTATCGGGGGGATGCAGGAGACGACCTGGTCCGGCAAGCCGATGTGGCGCTGCCCGAACTGCCGGGCGACGACGTTCGATGCCAAGGCTGCTCCGCTTCACACATGCAAGAAGGTCCGTATGGCCGACGCCGTCAGCGACGGTGAGCAGCCGGACTAAGCAACGCTGCCAGACCGGAAGACCCAAGCCGCCCGCCCTTTGGCGGGCATTTTGTTGAAAGGACACCACCATGACTCAGGCGCGCCTTGGTTACGGCACCAAGCTCCTGCTCGGCGACAACGGCTCCCCGGAGGCGTTCGCGGAACTCGGCGAAATCACCGAGGGCCCGGACGACGAAGACAGTGTCGAACTCGTCGAGGTCACCAACCACCAGTCGCCCGGCCGCCGCCGCGAGTACATCGGCGCCCTGATCGATGGCGGCGAGATCACGCTGACCTGCAACTACATCCCCGACGATCCGACGCACGACCGCGTCACCGGCGTGCAGGCCCTCATCGGCGAGACCCGCAACTTCCGTCTCGAAGAGCCCGGCAACCCCGTCGGCGAGCAGTGGCCGTGCGTGATCATGTCGTGCGGCCGCACCCGTCCGGTGCAGGGCGCCATGGCGCTTTCGATCACGCTGAAGAAGGCGGGCAACGTAACCACGTACACGCCCTGATCTGGAGTAGACGATGTCGACGACGAAACGGGGCGAGATCGCGTTCCCTCCAGCAGGGGAGGGCGCGTACATCGCCTTCACCCTGGCAGAGGGTGAGGGGCTCGAGCAGAAGTACGGCGAGGACTTCTTCGAGAAGATCGAGCTCGCAGCACGCAACGGTGTCCTCGGCACCATGGTGCACTGCATCCGCATCGGTCTGAAACGCCAGCTTCCCGACGGCCGGGTGGAGCGCCTTGCTCCTGCGGACACCGAACTCGCCTTCCACTGGTCCGAGGCGATCCCAGCGGTGCTGGATGCGGTGTCGCATCTTGTCGCGAACTGTGGGTACGAAGAACTGCTGGCGCGCGTCGCGGACGCCCACAAAAAGCAGTTGGCCGATGCTGTCGCCTCTGCGAAGGAGGCTGCCGAGACGGCTGGCGTCCCTTTAAGCGAAGAGGCTTTGGTCAGCGCTTTGTCCAACTCGCTGTCCGGTCAGGGCTAAAGCCTCACGAATACTATGCCCTGACGACAACAGAGATCCTGCGGCATGCCGAAGCCTTCGGCGAGATGCGCGCCGAAGAATTCAAGCAGTCGCTCAGCCTGTTCTACCTCAATGCCAAGCTGAGCCGGGCGGAGAAGATTCCGCCCATCGAACGCTTCCTTCCGAAATCGACGGAACGCGCCGGTCGGCCCTCGCTGGCCTCCATCAGCGCTGCGTTCCGCAAGGCACCCACCTTCACGCCCGCAGGCTAAGCGCATGGTCAGTTCCGCCGCCCGCGTCGGTTCCATCAACGTCCTGTTCGAAGTCCAGTACGGACAGGCCGTTGCCGGCGCCGATCGCTTTGCCGGAGCGGTCGAGCGCGGCGGCCAGCGCATGCAGAAGTCGGTGCGCGCCACCGATCGAAGCGTCCTTGGCCTGAACCAGACCATCTCCCGCCTGAACTCGCGCCAGTTCAACGTACTCGCGCTGTCGGCGCTGCGGGCGTCGAACAGCGTCGATCGCCTCCGTGGCGTTCTCCTGGCGACGTCGGCTCTCGCCGGCGGCGTTGGTGCGGCGTTCTCCCTGAGAAGCGTCGTCGAGTATTCCGACACCTACAAGACGGTCGGGAACCGCCTCCGCGTCGTCAAGAACGAGGCGCAGGAGCTTCGCGACATCGAGCGTGACATCTTCGATGTCGCTCAGCGCAGCCGGGCGCAGTACGAGGCCACCGGCGTCCTGTTCTCGCGTATTGCGAACTCGGCGCGTCGTCTCGGCATCGCGCAGAAGGACGTGCTCAGGGTCACCGAAACGATCCAGAAGGCCTTCTTGGTCGGCGGCGCGACCCCCGTCGAGGCCGCTCAGTCCTCGATCCAGTTGTCGCAGGGCATCGCGTCCAACCGTCTGCAGGGCGACGAACTGCGATCGGTCCTGGAGAACCCCGCGCTCGGCCAGTTGCTCGCCGACCGGATCACCGACGGCGATATCGGAAAGCTACGTGAACTTGCCGCTCAGGGCGAGCTTACGGCAGGCGTCATCATCAACGCATTCAAGTCGGCAACCGGCGAGATCGACCGCCTGTTCAACAGCACTGAACAGACGATCGGCCAGGCTTTGGTGAAGATCGATAACGCGCTGATGCGGTACATCGGTACATCCGGAAAGGCCAATGCGACCTCGCGGGCGACCGTCGAATTGCTGAACGCGATGGCGGTCAATTTCGAGGGCATCGCGGATACCGCGATCCTAGTCGGTGCCGCCCTTGCCACTGCCTTCGTTGGGAAGGGTGCCAACGCGATCGCGACGCGGGTCAGCGAGCTCCGGGCGCTCCGCATAGATCAGGCCGCGTCTGCTGCTGCGGCGCTTCAGCAGGCCAGCGCTGAACGGATCGCTGCGGCGCAGACCTTGGCGAGCACGCGCGCCGCCTACGAGATGTCGAAGGCGCAGACCGTAAGCGCCCAGACCCGGACACGGTTCGGTCGCGAACTTCAGGCCGCAATGGCGCGCGACCTTGCCACGACACGGGCCCAGGTGCTGGCTACCCAGCAGCATGCCATCGCAATGCGCAGCGCTTCGATTTCGGGGATGGCGTACGCCACGGCCGGCCGTGCCGCATCGGCGGCGTGGGCGTTCATCGGCGGTCCCTTCGGCGCGGCGCTGCTCGCCCTCGGGGGGGCGATGTATCTGGTGTCGCAGCGATCCGCGGAGGCTGAGGCAAGATCGGATCGGTACGCCGAAGCCATCCGTCGCGCGAAGGAGGAATCGGACGGTGCCGCGGGATCGATCCGCCGTGTAGCCGAGGCCTTCTTCAAGGTTGCGGAAGGGGCGGGATCAGCGGAACAGTTGGTTGCCCAGCGTCAGGCGGTGCAGGACTTCACAGCCGCCATCACGGAAATGGTGTTCACGCTCGAGGCGGCGCGTGGCGCAGCGGCCGGACAGTCTGGAGAAGGTTTCGTCCAGATCGCAGGGCTCATCCAGGCGCTCCGCAACGGCGAGATCTCGGCCGAGGAGTTCCGGGAGGCTCTGGACCGGATAGCTTCCGCGGATCCCGGTCTGGCGCCTGTCATTGTCGATCTGCAAAGGCTGGGTGATCAGGCCGATGCGGAACGTGGCCGCATCGATGCTCTGACGCAGTCGCTCCAGGAACTTTCTCTGGCGTGGACGCGTGGCATGGAAACGCTCGCCGGCTTCACCGACGGTGGCGTTGGCACCAAAGGTGACCGACCGATCCCCGCGCTCGGCAAAGACGAGTTCAACAGCCGTTTCGGCCAGCCCTATTCGAAGAGCTGGAAAGAGCTCTTCCCGGATCTCTACAAGCCGGAGAAGAGGGGAAGGGCGCCACAGAAGACCGCTGACGACCGCTTCGACAACAGCGTCCAGTCGGTCATGGATCGGATCGAGGCGCTGCGGCAGGAGCAGGCACTCCTTGGCCAGACCTACTACGAGCAGGTGCGCCGGGAGGAAGCGCTCAAGCTTGAGCAGGAAGCGCTGAAGCAGGTCCGGGAGGAAGCCCGTCGCAAGGGCGAACAAGACTGGCAGAATGCACAGATCTCCGCTGAGCAGCGCGCAGAAATCGACCAAGTGTCCCGCGCACTCGCCGCTCAGGCGACGCAGACGAAGTATGCGAAGGAGTCGCAGGACGCCCTGAACAACGCCGCGGGCTCTTACGGCAGTCTGATCAGGGGACTGATCGATGGCACCACGGAATGGAAGGATGCGCTCCTCCAGATCGGCACCATCCTTCTGAAGCTGCTGAACGATCTCAACCTTGCGGGTGGGGGTCTCGGGCTCTTCGGTGGCGGCCCATTCCAGGCTCTGCTCGGTGGCTTACTAGGCATCGCCTTCCATGGCGGCGGCACAGTCGGCTCAGGGGGGTCGACTGGTCCGTTGCCGCTTGGTGCACCTTACATCGGCAAACGACACAGCGGCGGCGACATCGGTCGACCGACGACGTCGCATCGGGAAGTGCTCGCCGCGCTCGAGCTCGGCGAGACCGTGCTGACCTCCGATCAGACCGCGTCAGTGGTGAAGACGATGAACGCGATGGCAAATCAGCTCGGCGGCGGTCGCCAGCGCGTCGCGATCGAGGTTGGCGTCGCTGCCGACAACAATGGCAACTTGCGGCCCTTCGTCCAGTCCGTCGCCGATCAGTCCGCCCGCACCGCAACCGGCGCCCTCGCAAAGCAGATGCCGGGCATGGTCGACGGCCGCGTCAGGGCGCAGCAGACGCGTGGGATCCGGCCCTGATGGCACGGCTGCTTACTCAGCCTTCAGGCGTCTACACCCGCAACATCGAGTTTCTCTCTGGCCCGCGGGCGGTGGGTGCTGGCTCGAATGAGACCACAACAGGTCGCGTGCAAACCTATGCGTCGGGATATGGCGCGATCAGGATCAAATTCGACTTCCAGCCGATGCGAGGCCGGATATTCCGAGAGTATCGGGGCTGGGTAATGGCCCTCCACGGAGGTGCAAACGCCACGAGATGGACATTCCTCGACCCGGATCAGTTGACCTTTGGCGAGATCGGCATCGATGTCTCGCAGTCCGAACTCGATGCCGGCATGCCGTGGGGTGACACCGGGCTTCCCTGGAGCAACGGTCAGAACTGGACGATCGGCATCCCAGATGTTGCCACGGCCAGCGCGTCCAAAGGCGCAACCATCATCCACCTCGACGCGGCCCTTTGGGGTCATCTCCTCGGTATGGGCGTAGCTCTCGGTTTCACCAATCACTTCGGGGCGTATTGGGTGACGGAGGTCATCGTTCCGGGCTCGTATCGGATCTGGCCTCCGCTACGCGCGAACGTGGTCTCCGGTGTCGACATGGCGACGCTGTCTCCAACGCTCGCTCTTCGGCTCGAAAGTGAAGAAGCCGCAAGTGTCAGTCGCGGGCTCGTTGTGGCGGACCGTCTGTCGGCAACATTTGTCGAAGTCCCGCACGAATATCTGGCTACCTACTTCGCGGACTGAAGATGGCGCTGTTCACCACCGACGAGGCGGCGCGGCTGAAGGGGCCGCACATCGGGCGCGGCTGGTTCGCCGAGATCCAGCTCGCGTCGGGCACCTGGTACCTGCACAACGGCGTCGGCACCGTGACGCATGCGGAGCACGACTGGCGCGGGGTCTCGGACCCGCTCGGCGGCACGCTGGCAGCGGTGGAGGAAGCGGAAGAGGACCGGTTCGGCCAGGCGGTGGCGGTGCGGGTGCTGCTCGCCGGCGTGAACGCGGCTTTCTGGGCTTCGGTGAAGCTCGAGGCGCGCGGCATGGAAGGCCGCCCGGCGAAACTCTACTGGGCGCTGATCGACCCCGAGGACGGGACGATCGGCATCTTCAAGAGCCTGTTTCCGATGGGCTGCCGGATCTCGACGCCGCGGCTCCATCACGAAGGGATCGGGACACGCTACGTCGCGATCACCTTCGAAGGCTTCTGGCAGAGCCAGAATTATCCGTTCGGCGGGCGCTGGAACGATGCGGACCAGCGCCGGCGCTTTCCCGGCGACAAGGGTCTCCAGTACGCAGGCTCCGACGTGCACGAGCAGTGGCGATGAGCCGGCTTCGCGACCTGCAGGCGTTCTGCGCGGGGTTTCCTGACCCGGTGCGCTGGGGCATCGACGACTGTTCGTCGGTGCTGGCGCAATGGGTGCGGCGGCGGGGCGTGGACGTGACGCTGCCGGCCTATGGCTCCAAGGAAGAGGCGCATGCACTGATCGCGCGGCACGGCTCGCTCGAGGCGACCTGGCGCGCAGTGATCGACGGCCGGCTGATGGAGACGGGCGAGGCCGAGGCCGGGTCGGTGGCCGTGATCGACACCCGCCTGTTCGGTCAGGTCGGGGTTATCTGCCTCGACCGGCATCATGTGGCCTGGCGGCGCGAGGAGGGCGGGTTCCACGTGATCGCGGCGCGGCGGCATGTAGCGATCTGGAGCGTGCCGTGAGGCGGCTGCGGACCTTTGCCGCCGCGCTGGCCGGAGCGACGGCGCTCGGCTGCTCGCCGGTGTTCGCCGACCCGATCTCGATCGGCTTCTTCCTGTTCTCGGGCCCGCTCGGCGCGTTCCTGAGTTTCCAGACGCTGGTGGCGGCGTCGCAGATCGGGCTCTACGCGTTGGTGGGCGGCGCGGTCGCCGTCGGCTCGGCGCTGGTCGGCCGGCAGCGGCAGAAGGTCGATCCGGGCCAGTTCCGGAACACGTTCAAGACGGCGGATTCGAGCGAGGTCAACGCGATCGGCCGCGTGAAGCTGTCCGGCCTGCTCGCATTCGGCAACACGGCCGCGTTCGACCGCTACCGGTTGATCCTGCATGCGGCGAGCCGGCTGATCGGTATCGAGCAGCACTATCTCGGCGGGCGGGAAGTGACGGTGGAACCGGACGGCAACGTGTCGTCGCCGCCCTGGGGGACGCCGTCGGGATCGTACTGCTACGTCACCTCGAAGATCGGGGATGGCAGCGAATCGGCCTGGAGCGCGCTGGTCTCGGCCTTCCCGTCGCTGTGGTCCTCGGCGCACCGGGTGCGCGGCATCGCGCAGAGCCTGGTGAAGTTCATTTCGCCCGGCTACCAGAACGACAAGTTCGCGCGGCTCTATGCCGGAGGCGAGCCGGAATACAGCATCGTCGCCCGCTTCAACACGGTGTACGACCCCCGCGAGGTGGGCCAGAACCCGGCCGATCCGGGGACGTGGGGCTGGTCGGACAATGGCGTGCTCTGCGCCGCCCGGATCCTGATGGCCTATCCGGACGTCGCGCACACGATGTTCGACTGGACCGACATCGCGACGCAGGCCAACGCCGCCGACGCGACGGTGGCGACGAAGACGGGGACGGAGAAGCGGTCGCGGTGCTGGGGTGTGTGGCTGTCGGAGGCCAACCGCGGCGACACGATGGCGCAGGTGCTGGATTCGGTCGGTGCCGAGATCGTGATGAGCGAGGCGGGCCTGATCCGCATCCGGCTGGTCGGCGACACGCCGACATCCGAGATCGCGATCACGCCCGAGATGCAGACCGCCTATTCGTGGCAGTCCGGCCCGGAGGCGGTGGAGCGACCGAACCTCTGCGTGGTCAAATACTACTCGCCCGAGCTCGGCTACGCGATGGGCGAGATCGACATGACGGGCATCGCCTGGGCGCGGATCGACGACGAAGTCACCCGCTACGGCGAGAAGCCGTTCACGGTGGAGCTGCCGTTCTGCCCCTCGCCGTCGCAGGCGCAGCGCATCGCGCGGCGGCTGTTCGCGCTGGCACGGGCCGACACGGGGCAGGTGGTGACGGATTTCTCGGGGCTGGCGGCCTGGGGCTGCCGCTACGGCACGATCACCGACCCGGTGAACGGGCAGGCGCAATTGGCGCAGCTCGGCACGGCGCGGATAGACGATGCGGCGGGTCAGGTGTCGCTGCCCTTCGTGATCTGGCCCGCGCTGACGGCATGGAACCCGGCGGCCGACGAGGCCGACGCGCCGGAGGAAATCCCGCCGTTCGAGTATGAGTCGACGCTGGAGAAGCCGGCGGCGCCGGCCGAATATGCGCAGGTGCGCTACCATGGCGGCGGCGCCTACGAAATCCGCATGCGCTTCACCGGCGTCAGCGGCGGCACGACGGCTGAGGCGGTGTTCCAGCAGGTGATCGGTGGCGTCGGCCAGCCGAACCAGAGCATGCAGGAATATGTCGGCACCGGCGGCGCCTGGCATGCCTGGGACACCGACGACCGCACCGGCCAGCATGTGCGCTTCAAGGCGCGCTGGTTCAACGCAGACGAGGAAGGCTCGGCCTTCTCCGACCCGCTCGATGCGAACCCGGTGGCGGTGGACAACACCGCGCCGGCGGCGCCGACACTGACCGTGACGCCGAGTTTCAACAGCAGCACCAACATCTGGACCTTCGCGGTGTCGGCGAAGACGGCGCAGCTGCGGGTCGTGAAGATCGTGCTGCAGCAGCTCATCGTCAGCACCTGGACCGACATAGAAACCGGAAACGTCCGCCCGGAACAAACGGTCGCCAAGTCTATCGATATCGCCAAACCCGCGACCGGCTCGGAAACCATCAAGTTCCGCGCCTACGCCTACACGACCGACGGCACGGCCTCGCCGCCGACGGCGGAATTCAGCCAGGTCATCTCGGCCTGATCCTTCATCACGACTGACACGAACACGAGGAAGCGAGCATGACCGCTCACATCCAGCAACTTGCCGCGTCCGTATTCGCGCCGCTCGACGGCCTCGGCCGCCCGCGCGGCGCCGACATGGCCGCCGCCGCCCGCTGGGGCACGGCAATCGAGATGCTGGCGAACCTCGCCTACACGTCGAGCCTGGTCTATCCGACGCGGACGCTGCTGCAGACGAATTCCAGCGCGGCGGCGTACACGCCCGCCTTGGTGGTCGGTGACGCCATCGCGGGCCGGGACGGCCTCTACTTCCGCAACGCCGCGGTCGTGGGCGGGTGGCAGCAGGTGACCGACTTCGTGCCGGGCGCGCAGTTCGTCAACGCTGCCGACGTCGGCGCCGGCACGGCGAACGCGATCGAGGCGACGACCTCACTGGCGCTGTCGCTGGTGGCGGGCCAGCTTATCCGCGTCGATCCCTTCGAACCCAACAGCGGAACGCCAGTTACGATCCGGTTCAACGGGACCGGCACGACCTACACGATCAAGACGGCCTCGGGGAACAACGTGCCGGCCGGCGGGCTGACCGGGCCGTTCCTCGGCACGATCTCCGGCTCGCAGTTCCGGCTGCTCTCCGATATCGCGAGCGCCGCCGTGCTGGCCTCGATCGAGGACATCCATGTCGACTTCCGGTCGAGCTTCCTCGGCTCCTACGCGACCGACCCGGCGACTGACATCTTCGGCGCGGCGCCGAGCGAAGGCGCGCTCTACTGGAACTCGACGTCGAACCTGTTCAAGTATTTCGACGGGGCGGCCTGGCAGACCATCCCCTACGCCACCGTTGCCGATGGCGGCGTGACGACAGCGAAGCTCGCCGATGCGGCCGTGACGATGGCGAAGATCCTCGGCGGCGCGGTCTCGACGCTCGGCGTGCCGCGCGTGCCGTCGGTGCTGCAGGACAACAATACGTCCGTCGACCAGGGCAACTTCATCCCGCACCTGCAGCACAATTTCTACTGGCGGGCGAATTTCGGCTGGTGGTTCAGCGGCTACAACGATCCGCGCTTCTATGCCGGCGATTCGAGCTACGGCTTCCAGTCGAAGACGACGACGGTGCTCGGCACCAACCGCGCCGTGATCACGGGCGGGCCGTACAATGCGAGCAACACGACCGTGGTGCTGGTGACGCCGCCGGCGCAGTTCATCGCCGGTGCGACCGTGTCGTTCATCCTGGACCAGCTGAACCCGGACGGGTCGAACCAGGTGCACGAGGCGCTGATAACCGGCATGATCGGCGCGGGCAACGCCACCGTGCAGTTCTCGCCGGGCCTGCCTTCGGGCAAGTCGATCACGGTCGGCCACCCCGACGCGCCGCAGCAGTGGCGCGCCTGCGCCAGCCGCGTGACCTCGACGACGGCGACGGTGTCGAGCGGCAACACGCTGCAGACGATCTCGAAGTGCGGCATCGTTTCGGCCGGCGAACCGCTGCGCGTGCAGTACGACGACGGCACCTGGCTGGTTACGACAACGGACACTGGCTGGACCAATACGACCATCAAAACGGTCGACGCGATCACCAAGACGATCAGCGCCGGGCGAATCGTGCATGTCGGCGGGCAGGACGTCGATCCGAACTGGTCGCTGGATCGCGGCGGCATGCCGGGCGCGGCAGGCGACATTGGCGTCAACTTCCAGTTCACACACCGAACCAAGCAGAACGGCTCGTTTTTCTGCAAGCGCGAGGTGGTCTACATCGAGGATGCCGACCTGGCGGGCGGAACGGCGCAGGCGCGTACCGAAATCCAGGTGCAGCTGCCCGGCGCCACGACGGCGCAATGGTCGACGACCTTCTCCTGGCGCAAGGGACTGGTCGGCCAAGGGCTTACGGCGGACAGCGGGCGCGGCTCGATCAACGCGCGCGGCCTGCGCATCATGAACGGCGAGGATCTCGTCTTCCAGGAATCGTTGCTGGCGAGCATGGCCTACGGCACCGTCAACGCCGGCGCGTTCGTCGACCAGACGGCGACGATCACCGACGTGGCCGTCGGCGACGAGCTGACCTACACGCTGCCGTCGGCCTTCATCAACAACGGCATCGACTGGTTCATCTGGCGCGGCGCGACAGACACCGTCTACCTCCGCGCCTACAACCGCACCGGCAGCAACATCGTGCTCGGCACCGCCAACGTGCGGATCGTGGCGCGCCGCTACGCCTGATCGATCCCTACAATCCGGAGAGTGACCATGTTCGATGACGCGACGATCGCCGCGGCGACGGCGACGGCCGAGCGGCTGAAGGTGCCGAGGGCGGCGCTGCTGGCCGTGGCCGAGGTGGAATCCAACGGCAAGGTGTTCGCCCGCGTGAAGGGGCGCGACGAGCCGCTGATCCGCTTCGAGGGGCACTATTTCGACCGGCGGCTGAAGGGGGCGGCACGCGCGCTGGCGCGGGCGCAGGGGCTCGCCTCGCCACGGGCCGGCGCGGTGAAGAACCCGGCAAGCCAGGCGAAGCGCTGGGCGATGCTGGAACGGGCGCGCGCGATCGACGCACAGGCGGCCGATGAGAGCGTGTCGTGGGGGCTGGGGCAGGTGATGGGCGCGCACTGGAAGCCGCTCGACTTCGTCAGCGTCGGCGCGCTGGTGACGCTGGCGCGGCGCGACGCGGCGGGCCAGATCGAGCTGATGGCCCGGTTCATCGAAGAAAACGGGCTGGTCGACGAACTCCAGCGTCTCGACTTCACGGCGTTCGCGCGCGGCTACAACGGCAAGGGATTCCGGAAGAACGCCTACCATACCAAGATGGCGGCGGCGTACCGCCGCTGGGCAGGCGACGCCGCCGAATCGGTGGCTACGGGCATGCTGCGCATGGGCTCGACCGGGGCGCGCGTGCGCGAGCTGCAGGTGCTGCTCGGCCGCGCCGGCTTCAAGGTGGAGGTGGACGGCGATTTCGGGCCGGCGACCAAGGCGGCGCTGGTCGCCTTCCAAAAGAAACAGAAGATCAAGGCCGACGGCGTGGCCGGGCCGCAGACCATGCAAGCGCTGGAAAAGTGGCGCCAGGGGCCGAAGGACCAGCCGGGCGAACAGCCGATCGGCGAGGTGCCGGAGGTGAAGGAAGCGGTGCGCTCCGGCGGGGCGCTGGCGCTGCTGGTGGCGCTGCGCGACCAGGCGGCCGAGGCGGCGGCGCAATTGACCGGGCTCGACGTGGCGACCGCGACGACGGCGGCGAACTGGCTCGCGGCCGGCGCCGGCGTGCTGGGCGTCGGGCTTGCGGCCTGGGCGGTGTGGGGCGCGATCAAGGCGCGGCGCACCGACGAGGGCGACGTGGACGGGGAGGCGGGGTGGTGGGAGCGGGTGAGGTCTCTTTTGCCTCACGCGCCGAAGGCGCTCCGGCGGGGCGTCGCATAAGCGACGGCAGCCGGTCGGCTGCTGGGAATTTTACGGCCTCACGCGCCGCACGGCTCGCCTAACTCGCTGACGCCCCCTCCGTCGGCTTCGCCGACACCTCCCCCGCTCCGCAGGGGAGGAAAACCAGACTGGAGAGAATTCGATGGCCCTGCAATTCAGCGTGGCGGTGCGCAATGCCCGGCTCGACGCGGTCGAGACCACGGTCGGCGCCTCGGCGGTCCTGAAGATCTTCAGCGGCGCGGCGCCGGCGAACTGCGCCGCGGCCGACAGCGGCACGCTGCTGGCCACGCTGGCGCTGCCGTCGGACTGGATGGCGGCGGCATCCGACGGCGCGAAGGCCAAGGCCGGCACCTGGCAGGACGCGAGCGCGGACGGGACGGGCAATGCGGGGCACTTCCGGCTTTACGCGTCGGACGGCGCGACCTGCCACGCACAGGGCAGCGTGACGGCGAGCGGGGGCGGGGGCGACATGACGGTCGACAACGTCGCGTTTTCGGCGGGGCAGCAGTTCACCGTGACGGGCTTCACGCTGACCGAAGGCAACGCCTGACCGGCCATGGCCGCGAGCCTTTCCTTCATCGGCTCGCTCGCCAGCGCCGCCGATTCGACCAGCTACACGACGGGTTCGCTCGACTTCGGCGCCGAGGCGGCCGACCGGCTGATCATCGTCACGATCGCGGCGCGCTTCGCGGCGGCGACGCCCTCGATCGCGGTGACGATCGGCGGCGTGGCGGCGACGCAGATCGCGCAGCGCGTCGAGACCGCGACCGGCGCGAGCTATGCGCTGGTCTATGCCGCGCTCGTGCCGGCCGGCGCATCGGGCACGGTCGGCGTCGTCTTCGGGTCGAGCGCGACGCGCTGCGGCATCGCGGCCTTCCGGGCGACCGGCGTGAAGGCGGCTGCCGTGGCGATCGCCACGGACGGGAACACGGCGACGCCGGCCGGCAGCCTGACCGTCGCGCGGCCCGGCATCATCGTCGCCGGGGTCTACAATGGCGGCTCTGTCGGTTCGAACCAGAACCACCGCGCCTCGGCGGCCATGGCGAGCGTGGCGGCCGGTACGCATGCCGTCTCGGCCTCGCTGTCATCCGCGGGCGCGACCTGGACCGGACTGACCGAGCAGACCGACGCGGTGCTCGAGACGCTGATCAGCGCGCCGCACGCCTTCGCTGCCGCCGCCTGGGAAGAGCCGGACGCCATCACCGGCACGCTTGCCGCGACACTGGCCGGCGCAACGGCGCTGGCGACGGGCGCGCTCGCCATTGCCGGTTCGCTGGCGGCCACGCTTGCGGGCGCGACGCTGTCGGCCTTCGGCGGCAGGCCGGTGGCGACGCCGGCCGAGCGCATCGTGACCCCGCGCGCCCGGCCTCGCCTGGTCGCGCCGGTCGCCCGTCCCCGCGTGGTGGCGCCGCGTGCCCGCCCGCGCATCGTCTTCGTGCCGCCAGAGAGGTGAAGCCATGACCGTCGTGCCGCTGCGCTGGCCGGACAAGGATCCGGACGAGGTGCTGGATTTCCGGATCGACTGGAGCGACTGGCTCGCCGGCGACACAATCTCCTCGGCGACCTGGACCGTGCCGGCCGGGCTGACCAAGGACTCCGAGGCGCGCGACGACAGTTCGACGACGGTCGGGCTTTCGGGCGGCGCGGACGAAACCGATTATCGGATCGTCTGCGTAATCACGACCGCCGCAGGGCGCACCTTCGTCTCGGTCGTGATGATCGAGGTGAGGGCCCGATGAACAGGAAGGTCGAAATAGCAGTCGGGATCGTCATAGCCTTACAGCCGGTGCTGTGGCTGTTGTTCGCGTTTCTGGCGTCGAAAGGGTACTTCGACGCGACTGGCCCATAGAGGCCGGCGATGCACATCCTTCTCTCTCCGAACTTCTGGCTCGGCGCCGTGGCGGGCGCCGGGATCATGCTCGGCTGGGCCGTGTTCTGGCACGGTCCGGCCGAGTATCGCGCCGGGTCGCTGGAGACGGCGGCCCGGCTGGACGCCGCGACCTCGCAAGCCTTGAAGGAGCTGGAAGATGAGGCCGACCGCGCTGCTTTTCTGTATCGCCAGTGTGTTGAGCTTGGGCGGCTGTACGACCTCGCAACAGGTCGCTGCCTCGAAGGACCGGCAGATTGACGCGGTGCGGGCAGGCGTCGGCACGGTGCTGATCGGCGCGCGCGGGGCGACGGCGCGGGACCAGAACCGGATCGACGAGACAGCCGCGCGGCTCTGCGCGCTCGGCGCCTGGACGAAGCCCGAATGCGCCCGGCACGGGAAGGGCGCGTGATGCCGGCCGCTGCGCAGAACCAGCTGCACCGCGACATAGGCGAGCTCTCGGGCCTGGTGCGCGGCCTGACGGAGAAGATCGAGAGCAACGAGACCCGGAACCGCGAGGCGATCGAAAAGGCCGATCTCGGCCGGGCGCGGGTGCACGAGCGGCTCGACGACGTGATCGATCACCTCTCGGCCGTGGATGCCCGGCTGAAGATCGTCGAGGAGCGTACGGCCGCCAGCAAGGCGGTCACCGACCAGGTGGTGCAGCTGACCGAACAGGCCAAGGGCGCCGGCACGGTCGGCCGATGGCTGCTGCGCGCCGGCATCGTGATCGTCAGCGCGGCGGGCTGGCTGACGGCGCTCTATACGCAGCTCACCGGCAAGCCGCCGCCCTGAGACAGAGAATCCCGGACTGACCCCAGCCCGCCGCGCGCATGTCGCCGGCGGGTTTTTTTGTGTTGCGAATTAGTCCAACGGCACGCTGTACTTGCCCACAAACCACATCGCGCGTAATTGAAGCGGCCGATCACGCCGGGGGGCTGGCTTGGAATTCCATAGCTTCATCTACGTGTTCGTCTTTCTGCCCGTCGTCGCTCTCGCATTCCATCTGCTGAAGCACACCCGGCTAAAGTCGTTCCTTCTCACTGCCGCCAGCGTCGTCTTCTACGCGTACAACGTGCTCTGGTACGTCGTGCCGATGTTCATCTCGTCGATCCTCGACTACTTCATCGGCGAGAAGCTGAAGGAGGAAGATGACGAGAGGCGGCGCAAGCGCCTGCTGCTTATCAGCGTGGTCGGCAATCTCGGCCTGCTGTCGTTCTTCAAGTATACGAACTGGATCACCGGCGTCTGGGCCGACATTGCAGCCGGCCTCGGCATTGCCTCCGCGATCGGCGCGACGCACATCCCGCTGCCGCCGGGCATCTCGTTCTACACCTTCCAGACGATGTCCTACACGATCGACATCTACAAGCGCGAGTTCCGTCCGCAGGGCACGATCTGGGACTACTTCGCCTTCGTCTCCTACTTCCCGCAACTCGTCGCCGGACCGATCGAGCGCGCCAAGGATCTGCTGCCGCAGATCGCCGGGCCTGCGACCATGCCGCCGGCTTCGGCGTGGGCATCCGGCATATTCCTCATCCTCTACGGCCTGTTCGTG